TCTCCGTGTTTTGTGCTCCAGTAGTCATAGGCAACGGCAGAATCTTGCACAATCTTTGGATCAATGCGCTCTACCTGTTGCATATTCTGCACTGTCGGCCGCTTATCGGCTCCGAGTACGAGACCCACGCAACGGCCAATCGCTGATGTGACTGTGTCCTCAACAAACCATTTCTTCATCTGGACGTTGTAGGTGTTCACGTTGCCGAAGGCGTAATCAATGCCAGCTGGCTCCTGGTCGTCGTAATGACGATACACACGGCATTCGACTAGGACATAGCCCTTCTCTAGGTTAATGTCCATGATTGACGTGTGGATCTTGCCGTCTTTGTGTGTAGCCCAGAATCGCTGAATGCGTGCAGCTACATCTTCGTAGTTTTCTAAGAAACTCACTTTGTCACCGCCTGAGATGATGCGTGACGCCCTACGGCTCGACCACGTTGATAGCCCTCTTTGTGGCCTTCTTTGTAGCCCATTGTGTAGCTCACAATCGACCACAGAATACAGGCCAGACACATAAACAGAAATAAACCGATTTCACCTGATGTCATTTTTTGCTCCCGTGGGAGCCTTGTCGAATGCTCCCAGATACAGAGTGACATTGATGGCTGACAATTTCAAGATTGACATCGGCGTGTCTATTTTTTAAGAGCAAACTCCAGCAGTAATTGATCTAATCGCTGTTCAATTCGAGACACTTGATCCTTGAGACTGTTGCCGCCATTCGGTTGCAGCTCCCGCATGATCGACTTCACCATAAATCTCATTGACGAATAGATGGCAGTCAGCACCGCAAGAACAAGCCCACTCACCGCCGTCCATTCGCCTACACTCACTTCTTGTAACCGAATGTCACGTCTTTTGGATTAGCCCATCGAGCAAGAGCTGGAATAACACCAGCGACAAGCCCCATCGCTAAATCTTTTGGATTTGTGTTGCCTGTCATATACACGGCTAACATTCCGGCCACAGAGCTTCTCGCCCATGATGCACCTAACGCCTTGATATCTTTCATTTCTTCTTCTCCTTTGGCTTCGCCTTTTGGATTAGCTCAACCACTGGATATTCTCCTGCATAGGTTGTCAAGCGAGCGCGAGCGAAACCGACAATTTCTTTGCCAATATAGCGTTGCTTAATCATCACCATGCCGCCGTTGCGTTGATCTCCATCTCCGGAAGTATTGCCCTCGATGCAGAGCACACTAGTCGCTCCTACCTTGACCACAATTCCTATGTGGCTGATGCGATCAATGCCATCGTGTGGAAAGTCCATGAAGCATAGATCGCCTAGCTGCGGCTTATCTTCAATCCATCGCCCAAGCTCTTTCATTTTATGAGCTCCAGCAGCCGTTGAAACCATTGATGGAATCTTAACGCCGGCAGTATGAAAGACCCAGTTGCAGAAGGATCCACACCAGGGCAATCCATCGGCCTTTGTAAATTTGCCGTACTTTGTCAGATTCTCGCCAGTCTCACTTGTACCGATTTCAGCTAGTGCGACTTCGATGATCCGTGCAGCCGTGCCGTCCGGATACATCTTAGTCAAGTGTTCCACTTATAGCCCAAGTGCCTTTAAGTCGTCAGCAGTTAAACCAAGTGCTGCAAGTTTCGCTTGTGCAGTTTCTTTGTCGGCTTTGGCTTTTGCTTCGCTTGCAATTTCATCTGCCTTGACCTGCTCAATAGCCGCATCAATTTCTGCCTGAGTAGGTGCATCGCCTTCTAATATGTCCCACTTTATTGTTGAATAATCATTTTCTGTAAATGAGAACTCAGCAGTTGGCTTTACTTTTTTAATTGCTTTTGCTAGATATGACATTATGCACCTATCTCTAAAAGAATAATTGACGACATCGCCGAACCCTGTTGGCAGTTAATAGTCCAGGCAGTATCTCCTGCGTATTGCACCTTGTAAGTTGTAGCGGAAGTGGTTGCTGGAGAATCTAAATAATTCAAAGCTACTCTACTAAAATGGTCTGTGCTGCCACTTGTTATAGATGTAAATTGAACACCAAAAGTTTGTCCGCTACTATCATCAAAAACCGACGTGCCATTTCGGCAAATGTTAGATGCTAGACGCGTTTGACGAGAAGCACCTGTTGTTCGTACCAAATTGACTTGACCACTTACTAAAACCAAAACTTTACTTGTGTTTAATGTAGGTGTAATGGTTGCAGTGATTGAACTATCTGTAAAAGAAGCGCTTGTAATAGAAGTGTTTGTTTGAGTGACCGCCTGGACTACTTGCAATACTTTGCCGCCACCTGCTGGTGCAGCCCAAGTCGGAATACCACCTGCAACTGTCAAAACGTTTCCAGTTGATCCTATTGCACGACGCGTGAAAGTGCCCGAGCCTGTGCCATAAATTAAATCGCCATTTGTTGTGATTGCAGTTGCCATCGAGTTTGTTACTGTTACATCACCAGACGTGCCACCGCCAGAAATACCAACGCCAGCAGTGACGCCAGTAATGTCTCCTACTTGTGGAGTGACCCAAGTAAAAGCCATATTTGTTCCAGAAGTTTTTGATAATACTTGACCAGTCGTGCCACCAAGCAGGTATTGCATTGATGTATCAACGCCCTGTCCAAAGACGTTAAAATCAGCTGGCAAGTCGGTGACGAGATCAGCAGAATTCGGCATGACCCAGCCGAAATAGGTTGTTGGATTAGCCATTTATTTTTCCTTTCATCATGAGACGATTGTAGCGTTTGCCCAATCTAATACTGGCGACACACTTGCCCATGTTTCTACTATTGGCACATCACTCCATGTCATCGCTTGCAGTGAATAAGCCAGTGGAGACATGAGCAAAGTGACATCTAATTGATTGTAAGAAGCGCGGAAAGTCCAGCCCTCGACAAAGCCCTGAAAGACTCCAGCAGACATATTTGACGGCAAATCATTAAGAGCTATTGGCTGACCCATGAACACATTGATGAGAGCGTCACGATCTGCATTGTCCAGCTCTGGATTGGTCAGTGCGTAGGTGATGGAGTCAAATATTGGCTGCGGATTGGCTCGAAGAGCTAAATAGAAAGCAGCTTGAGATGTTGCGTCGGCAGCGTGTTTGATTGTTGTTGTAATAATTTGAGCAAGGTCGCCATAGGTTGCAATAGATGTGGCGTCAGTATCACTGACTTCATTGGCCGAAAGTGTGCCGTATTTGATTGTAATGTCGTTCCTGACATCTCCGGCGCGTGTCTTAATCGTGATGCCACGGCCTAGAGCTTGATTGGCAGTGAGATCCGTGTATCCGTAAGTCGCAAGATAAGTCGTGCGATGAGTAGAGTCGCCATAGGATATAAGGCCACTAGCGTCCTCATAAAGATAACCAAGTCCTGAAGTGGCAAGAGCTGAAACTAAGTCATAAACGACTGTGCGATTGGAAGCACGTTGAGCCAGCTCATAATTGCCTGGTGTGTCAATTTCTCCGTAGCCATTATTTTCAGCATTCGCCCAAGTGACTGTTGGATCATAGGTGCTCCATTGAAGCGCGGCTGGCACTTGCTGCCATTGATTAAAAAGCACTGCGCTTAAAATTGTAGCAATTTGGTTTCCGTCAAAGTCTTGAGTCAAGACGCCATTTGTGAGTGCCTTTTGAAGCCTTGCAAGGGCTCCTAGAGCCGTGATGGTGACTTCTTGAGTATATGCGCTAGAGCCGACCTGCGAGACGCTGACGGCGATGTCCACCACGGATCCGCCGAAGATTGGCACATAGGCCGCCGCCGTGTCCTGCACTTCAATCGAGATGGCGTCGTTGATTTCGTAAGGCAGCGCAGCTTGACCAAAGATGATGAGAGTGACCGAGCAATAGCCGGCTTGAGCTTGTGCGTAGATATTCGTGCGCCCTGATGTGATGCTTAAATTGGCAAGAACCGAATCGGTAATGTCAGTGCCATCAATTTTGACGCGCCAGACTGGAGCCCATTGTGTCATTAGATTGCCTGGAGTGCGCCGGCTCCGCCAGTGCCACGAAAGAATGAATCATTGAGAACATTGACGATTGTTCGAGCAGTGCCCTCGGCGTCGATTGCGCCATTGACTGTGAGATTGATCCGCGCGGCGTTCTGAGAATCTGTAAAGCCACCTCCGCCCATAGCAGCTAAACGAGCCGCATTCTGTGAATCGGTAAATCCTCCGCCTACGCTGGAAGCTCCTGAAACGGCAGAAGTCACGCCAGCCGACGATGTTGTTGTTGATCCTGTTCCGCTTGATGCTGAAACTGTCGGCACTGTAATCGTTGGCACTGTCACGGTTGCAGAAGGACTCTTAGGAATGCTCACGCTTGGAACGCTAATTGATGGAGCCGAAATCTGTGACACGTTAGGCAAAAATGGAATTGAGTTGTACACGCGAATGAGAGCATTGATTCCAGCGACGGCTCCAGAGATCAATGCGTTCAAGCCAGAGATGACCGCCCCGATGACGTTAATGATTCCTCCGGCGATTTCGCCAACAACCTTAAAGGCTCCGCCCAAGACTGTGACAAGAACCGGCACGACGTATTTTTGAATAAAGTCAATGAATGTCAAGAATGTATCTTTGTTCTTTTCGATTGCGTCAGTGATTGGCTTAAAGAAATCAGCAAAATCACCAAGCGCCGGAACAACCTTATTAACTATGAAATCCACTAGTTGCTGAATGATTGGAAGCAATTTATATCCGATAGTTTCTTTCGCTTCATCGAATGTGACTTTCAAGCGATCTAATCGGCCAGCATATGTTTCAGCATTTGCCGCAGCTGCGCCACCGAAGAGATCCGTGAGTTTTGTCTGGACGTCAGTGAATGACATCGTTTTTAATTCAGCAGAAGATAATCCAATTCCTAGTTTTCCAAGTGCTGCAGTATTTCCATCGTATGCCTTACCGATTGCATTAGCCACGGCTTCGAGTGGCTTGCCTGTTGATGTTGAGACGTCAAGTGCAACGGAAAGAAGATCCTGAGCCTTACTGAGATCTCCAGTGGAGAGCGCGATGCGCTGCAAGGCCGGACGCAACTTTTCATCACTCACTCCCGTTGCCAGAGACATCTTGAGAATCTGATCTTCGGTCGCCTTGATCTGTGCTTCTGTTGCACCGGTTGCATTTCGAAGAGCGTTGGCTAGTTTGACCTGTGCTGCTTCATCTTCAATCGCCGCCTTGACTCCATCGACTGCCAACGTGACTGCATAAGCAGCAGCAGCAGCGCCAGCAGCCGCGAAAGCCAGTCCGGCCTTCTTGCTAAATTCGCCCATCTTTGAAGAAGAGTCATCAACGTCTCCATTGGCCTGAGCCAGCGATTTTTTGAGTTGATCTACATCAGCAAGAATCGAAAGTTTGAGTGTGCGCGATTGTCCGGCCATTTACCACTCCTTCAAGATTCGGTCAAAAGCATTTTCCCACTTGCCGATGAGTTCTGGCTGGATTTCACGAAGTGTCGGATAAATAAACCAACCAGTTGATCCGCGTCCGGTTGTGCCTGACCAGATGGGAAACTGCTTGAATTTATTTGATCCGAACTCCGTACCGCCCCAGAGATCCTTTGTTGTTGCACCGCCAGAGAATTTCTGACTTACGAAACCAAAAGACAATTCGCCAATCTTGGACGACTTAGATACACGGGAGCCACTGGCAATCCTGTCGGCTGCTTTACCTCTGGAGACGGCTTTCTGTTGAATCTTGCCTTGAGCAAATTCTGCCAGTGCCGATGATTCTCTTTTAGCTGCATCAGTTGCCTCTGAATCCATCGCCTTAAAAGCCGAAGTAATGGCGCGAAGATCTTGCTTGTTGTAAGCAATCTCAACGTTGTCGCTCATTCTGTTTCTCCAGTATCTCGAAAGCTGTGTAGATCTGCTCCGCCGTCGTCCATTCGCTCATCGGAATGCCTGTGGCTATTGCTAACTCCACAAGGATCCGATTTACGCTTCCGGCGGCGTAACTTTTGGGAGAACGTCACCGACTGTCACATCGGCCACTGTCTCACACCAGACTTCATAACCTTTAATTGGCTTGCCACCGGCTTCACGTTTCATTGCATTCCACGCAAGGAAGAGAAGATCAGAGATTCCAATCTTCTCCTGCGCTTGCGAGATTGTGCTGCCTGTTTTTTGTTCCCATTTAGCCCACTCTGGCGGCTGAGCTGTGTAAGTGCCGAACTCGCCGGAGGTGTATTCGATGGTGATTGGTAGTCTCATTTTGTGCTCCCGTTTCTAATTGGATCAGGTAATTGTTAAGACTGGTGTTGTAGAACAAAGCATCGCCCAAGAATCTGTCTGTGCATCTGGAGCTGCGCCGCCAGCAGTCGGAGCCACTGGAAAGACGTTGCCAGCGAATGATGCACCAGTAGCTGATACAAGTGTGAATGCAAGTGCAGTGTTAGGAGCTGAAGTGAACGCAGTCCACATCGCTTCAAAGAGTGATGAAGTTGCGCCCCAGTCTGAAAGAAGCTCAATGTTAAGTGTCCATTGATCATCAATGTGCTTGTAAGCCTTGCCATCGAGTGTTTGGTAAGTCGTAATTACTGGTGCATTGACCAGTGTGACGGCGGTTGTCTGCGCGTCGTAGTTTACTGTCGCAAGCGTGAACGTTATGTCGCGACCGGTGACGATAGTTGTTGGCATTTGTCTATCTCCTTAGATTGTCTGTTGTGTGTAG